GTCTTGTAGTCCGACAAGATGATGCCGTCTTCTACAAGCTCCTGAAGGTCAATCGCACCGCTGATCCGCATGCCGTCCAGCTCAATATGGATGCGCTCTTCAACGATGTGGGTGTCACCCTTGCCGTGCTCAAGGATGTTGTGGATGGCCGTGCCAAAGATGGACCACACCATATCGGCTGCGTCCTCGGTCAGCTCTTCCCAGTGCTTGCGCTTGAGCTGAACAATCCGTGGGCTGTTGAGCAGCTCGGTCACGGACATGTTGGCTTTGCCCTTGCTGTACTGGGGGCGTGCGATCACATTGAGGATCGTCTCGGGCATGCCGTAGTTATTTGTCAGTTTCATCTTCGCGCTCAAACATCATGGTTTGTTTATGAACCGACATGAACAGACCCATAGCATCGTGTAAGGTCATGCCCATGGCGCATGTGAACGTGGACAGCATGATGGCTGCCGCCGTGGCTGATGTAGCGCCCTTGCCGTCTGCGTCTTCAACGATCAGTGGGCCAAACTTGTTGGCGATATGCACTGCCCGGTAAAGAGTCTCAACCCCCTCTTTGCGCTCTTCCTCTGGTGTCATTTGCTTCTCCTGTGTGATGAGTGAGTTGCTAATGTATCAGGTATAAGCCAACAACACAATATCTGCTACGATGAATGCAATATATTTTTCTCAGGACAAACCCTATGAGACTTGCAGCACGCAGGGACGCGAACGAGGATCAAGTAGTGAGCGCTCTCGAGGCGGCTGGCGCCTTCGTGAAGAAGATCAATGACGGCGGGACCTTTGATCTGCTGGTGTGGTATCGGGGACATACCCTGCTGCTCGAGTGTAAGGACGGCAACAAACCCCCTTCGGCTCGTAAGCTGACGCCGGCAGAGCAGAAGTTCCATGACCAGTGGCCGGGCGATAATCTGCACATCGTGCTCGGTCCTGAAGACGCTGTTGCACTGCTGCGCACCTGCGAGTAAACTGGGGCCGTGTTTTCATGATGTTCTCCTGAGTGAATTTACCCCCACCTTAGACGTGGGGGTTCTTTTCAGGGCCATCACGCATGGGGATTAAGGCACAGGCCCGTAGATTACATTCTGCGAATGCCGGTCAGATTAAGAGCGTGAACGCCTGCTCTCTGGCTACAGTCCCCAGCCGTGATGGTTAAGCCTTCTTATGCACTACGCGGGTGTTTGCATATGATTGGTCGGACTGGGGATTCCCGGTTGCCATCAGCCTCTTGACACGCCAGCGGACTTCTTTGATATACTGGAGGCGCTAGGTGTGGAAGCCGCAGCAAATTGAGCCGTTAAGCCTGATCCCGACCCCGAATGGGGTAGCCTGAGTCCACGAGACTTGGGTTCTTCCACCGGGGTCAGACTTAACGGCTTTTTTGTTTCCGAAATAGATGACTCGTAGCCAGCCGAAAGGCAGTCAGTTTAGGTCTGATGGCTCGCAGCGTAAGTCGAGAAGTCATCCGGCAGGGGGGCCGTTTACGTACCCCACTCTCCACACCCAGCCGTACTCCGCACGATAGCAAGCACCTGCATGGGTGGCGCGGAAGGAAACACCGGCACTGGACACACCCCCAGATAAGCGCCGTCCAGCCTGTTAGCGAGGGACTGGGCAAGATACAGGGACAAGCGGTGAGACAAGCCCCGTATCGACGAATCGCTGCCTCCACGGTTTGCTGGGAGAGTGCCCTAGTGGTGCCCTCTGGGCAGGGATGAATACCCGAGCTATTCACCCTTGGGGACCTACGCCCGGAAATTTTTTGAGCTGACGGAATTTTTGGCCGTAAAAAAACCCGCACTGTGGCGGGCTTGGCTTAGTCGAGGTTGAACTTCTGTCGTCCGTCTGGTTTGTAGTCCTCTGTGAGCTGCCTTAGAACCACAGACCTTTGCGGGTGCTTGAGCTTTCGCAGCGCTGCTATTTCGATCTGGCGGATACGCTCTCTGGTTACTTCAAGGACTTCCCCCGTTTCTTCAAGTGTGTGTTCGTGGCATCCAATGCCGTACCGCAGGCGCAATACCTTGGCCTCTCTGGGTGTTATGGAGTCCAGCTGCTCAGTGATTAGGTTCTGGATGTCTTTTTCCTCCATGGCCTCTTCTGGTGTGGTTGCAATCAGCCTCAAGGCCTCTTCTGCGTTGACGCCCAGTGCAGCACGCATGCCGTCGAGGTTCATGTCCCTTTCCACGCTGTTGTGACGCAGGCGCAGTGTGAGCTGCTCTGATGTCCACAGGTCGGTTGGGGCTAGGCACAGAACCTCCATCAGTTTTTTGGCGCCTTCGCTGAACTCACCCATTGCCGTAAGGGGCGGGCTCCTCATGGCGATCAGGTTGCCCAGTGCGGTTTGAGTCATGCCGGCCTCTCTGCAAAAAGCAGATGGGTTTTTGTAGCCTGCATTCTCGATGGCCGTCAGGATGAGGTTGTTTTTAACCGTCACCTTGACGCGGTATTCGTTCACCATTTCGTCGAACATGTCAGTCCTCCAGTCCAAGCATCTGCACACCGCGGCGTACGGCGGTCAGCACTTGCTCTAGATTGGCGTTACCCAGCAGGATGGGGCTCTTGATGTGCATAGTGCAGCAGTGCTCGTCTTCTACTTGAAGCACGAACAGGAGGTTCTTGTCCTCGTCTACGGCCTCTATGCGGGTTGGGTATACGTCGATCATGGTGCGTCCTTGTACTTGATACCAAACATCTGCTCAAGCCCCGGCAATAGATGTTTAAGCAGCTCGTTGCGAGACTCGGCCAGAGTATGCCCGCATCGCTTGCAGACAATTGCGCCGGCGGGGTTGCCCTCGTAGTTGTGGCCGAACTTCGCGCACCACTTTCTCTTGATCCACTTAATCATTCAATCTCCTCTATGCGTACTCTGACGCGGATTGGTTGAGCTGTTATGCCGTAGTGCCGCGCCACGTTTTGGGCGAAGCTCTCGGCCTCTTTCTTGGTCATGAATGTCCACGGCGAACCGGTGGTGGACAGGTAGAAGTTGCGGCCTCTGAGCTTGATAGCCCATGCCTTAATGTCTTTTTTCATTTCTTCATGTTCCTCACATATGCCGCAAAGGATGCGGCGGTGTCACCAAGAGACTTCATCTTGTCAAACTCTCGGGCAACCTCCTCCAGAGTCTCGTTGCGTACAACTTGACGCATCGTTGTCGCCAGAATCCTGTCCCTTGCGATCACGTAGTCTTGAATGTCATCGTCATCTTCAATCATGATTGTTCCTTAATAATCTTCAGTACATCTTCCTGCGTCAGGCCCAGTTCTTTTAGGTCTGATGGTCGGCACAAAAGCTTGGTGGGCTTTAGACCAATCTTCTCGGTCTTCAAATATTCCTGCATGTCTTTAATCATGTTTTCCAGTGTTGCCTGTGTCAGCTCTTCTTTTGTCATGCTTGTTTCTCCTTAATCTTGGCTTCTACATTGCGCACAAACTCTTCATCGTTGGCGTAAGCAAAATCAGACAAATCACCCACCTCCTCATCCGTGAGGCCGATCCACTGGCGTTGAATCAACTGTCTTGCAAAAACAATTAAAGCCGCGCCATCCCCGTCCAATTGGTCATCGGTATGGTTGAATTTTTTCCCATCCCACTCGTGTTTGGTCACGGCAACGACGCCACACTGATCTGCTAATTGCAGTATTTCCATGTCGGTCATCATCTGTTCTCCGAAGGTACGAATTTGAACGCCTTGTTGGCGTTGATAAGCCCGTAGGGGCTGGCGGTAAAGTTATGACCCTTGTAGCAGTCATAGCAGTATTGCGTTGGCGACTTTATGTCGCACTTGCACTTGCGGCAGAACTTCCATGGCTTGCGCTTGATGGCCTTCTCACGTTCTTCGGGGGTCATGTGTTTTTCGCTTTCAAAATAGCTTCGGTCATTTCAAAAATGCTGCTTTCTGATCTCAAAATCGTATCGCGTTCATCTTCCGTCAGCCCCTGCCAATCACGCTTGGGCTGAGTAAGTTCTTCTTTTGCAAATGTCATGGCTTGCCCCAGCTTCTTGGTCAGCAAATCTTCAATCAGCGGCACGATAGATTCTTGCAAGTATTCTCGCAAGGCTTGTTCTTGTTTCGGGGTCACGGTTTCATCCCCCTCAACATCTCTGCTCTGCAATCGTTCCAGCCTTGGATGTATTGGGGATGCTCACCCTCTCGCGTTCCAAACGCATCAGGGACTGCTGGCTGTGCTACGGGTGGGGTGGTGTAAACAGGGCCAATCTTTTGATGCCGTGGATTGTTCTTCTCAAAACCCCATTCGACTTGCTGAACATCGACAACCGTAGTCAGGCCCGTTTCCTCGTGCTGAAACAGGTAGCCATAAGGCTCCTGCACAGGTGCTGCACGGTCACGCTCATCAGCACGGACAAGTTCGGCAAAGGCTTTGAGTCTCAATAACTGAGCCTCATTCCAAAACGTATGCTCACCGTAAACTTTGTGAGCCATCTCAATCGTTGTTCTCATGTGTTCTTCTCCTTGAGTTTGGCTTCAATGGCTCGGGCGACTTCTGTAAAAGACAGCATTGCCGCACCAAGCGGAACACAGGCTTTTTCAATCTCCTCATCCGTCAGCCCAACCCATTGCCGCTGTGCTGCGGGTGGGGTGGTGTAGAGCGGCCTGACTTCGGCGTGTGCGCCCTTAAGATACGCCATGTAATCGGCCTCTGTTCGACTAAAAAACATGTCGTGCAAGTTGCCTTCAAAAACGCCCCACGCCACAGGCTCCTGCACAGGTGCTGGCTCATAGTCCAGCCCCAACTCACGGGCGTTCTCTGCCTTCTTGTCGAGGGCAATGTTTGCCAACGCAATGCAAGGCCCAAGGCCACACTTCCTGCATGTGCGTGGATACGATTTGCCTTGTTCGCGTAGCGCGTTATTGCAAGTGCTGTCCTGCACAGGTGCTGCAAGGGCTTGCTCACGCTCATCAGCACGGACAAGGTCTGCAAGGGCTTTGAGCCGTGCCGTGAACCGAGGGGTCAACTCCCACATTTCCTCAAGCCCAACTTCACGGGCCATCTCAATCACATCTCTCATACAGCCTCCATTAAATAAACAATACCCGTCCACACCCACCACATGATGGTGATGGACGCCACGGCAGAGGCAATCACCCCGCCGATCAGGATCAGCTTGTGCTTCATTTAATGATTCTCCTGAACGCGCCGCATCGGGCGCAGTGGTACAAGGGCTGGCCCTCGACAGGCTCCCAGCGGTGTTTGCATTCGTTCACGGTTTCCATGTGTTCTCCTGTGTTGCGGTAACCTCCACGTTTTGGTTGCCGTAGTTGTAGTTTAGTGCAGTTGAAAATAATTTGCAACAGTTTATTGCAAAGAAATGCAGAAGAGTGTATGATCAGGCCATGCGCAAACAAACACGAAGAAAAATATGGGACAAGAGCATCAATCCGATCACGCACGCCATGGTGGGGGCATCCATAACAGACGAGGAAAGTCTGAATGTCCTGCGCGGCAAAGAGAACGCAAGCATGGCCGCATTCAGGAATGGCTCCGCCACCAAGCAGGACTGGAACAACATCAACGCAGTGGTGCGGCTTGCTGAGAGCATGGCTGCTGCAAACATCGGACCCGAGGTGATGGTGCCTTGCAAGATCGCTGAGATGCACTTGCTGGATGCGCAGGACAGGTTCAAGAGGCTCGGCAAGATGGGCTCCACGGCGCTCGGTCTTCAGAGCTTTCAAGACATCATCGAGTGGCACGAATTGCAGCGGACCTCGGTGGCACGCAGCGTGTACGAGAAGCATCTCAAGCGGGTGACGGACATGATCCGAAGCAGGTCATCCAAGATCAATTTTTTATAGGAGGTGCAACATGCACGAAGCGCGAAAGCAGTTTGAGGCGATCCTTTTAACCAAGGGCAAACGAGCCCCGGGTTGGGATGGCGAAAAGTACGACAACACCAATATCCAGACCTACTGGCGTTGGTTTCTTTTGGGATGGACTATGAAGGACAGCAAATGAACAAGGTTATGAACATCGGCGCTCTGGTAATGGATGAGCGCTTGCAGTCGAGAACAGAGATCAATGAGGAGACGGTTTCGGAGTACGCAGATGCCATCACTGCTGGCTCTGACTTCCCTCCCGTGCTGGTCTATTTCGATGGCATCAACTATTACCTGACGGACGGCTACCATCGACTGCTTGCGCACAAGCGTGCCGAGAAAGTATCCATCTTGTGCAACGTGGTCCAAGGCACACTGAGGGATGCCATATTTCACTCAACAGGAGTGAACACTGATCACGGCATGCGCCGCACTCATGCAGACAAGCGCAAGGCAGTGATGACGCTGCTGGATGACTTCGAGTGGGAGGGTATGGGCAACGGTCAAATCGCCAAGCACTGCCATGTATCCCCATCGTTCGTTTCAGAACTTCGCAAGGGTGTCGGCAAAGATACTGGCGAGACGGTTAAGTACAAGACGCCGAGCGGCAAGATGATGGAGAAGAAGAAGGCTCCGGGCCGCGCACCGAAAGAGCCTGAATTGAAGGAGCCAGCAGCGCCCGAGCACAAAGAGGACGATCAAAACCAAGAAGCCATCGACATGCTGTTGGCTGAGAATGAAGAGCTCAAGGCCCGCGTAGCAGTCGTGGCCATGGAAGGCACGCCAGAAGAAAAGCAGGCCGCTACAAGCCTGATTGAAGAGCTGCGTGAAGACTTGCGCATCACAAAGATCGAGCTGGCTGCGGTCAAGCAAAGCCGCGATCAGTACCAATCAGAAAACTCACAACTCAAAAAGCAAGTGCTGTCGATGCAGCGCCAATTAAAGAAGGCTGATTAATCTTTGCCCAAGCCAGCGGGCATGTGTGCTGGCAGTTGTAAGGATGGCGTCAGTTTGATTTTTTAAACTGGCACTACCTGAAAGGATTTGTATGACTAATGATGAGCTTAGGCAGTTTGCCATGCTGCAACTTGAGACGGTGCTTCATAACGATTGGACAAATGATTCGGTTGACCGCTTGTGGGCTGCACTATACAGCGTGCAGAGAATGAATGGCGGCCCAATGCCAGAAGATTTTGGCGATGTAATGTGCAAGGCCATGTGGCTTGATGCGGAGGAGGCATGAAGCCCGTCATTGAAAGAGTTCTTAGCAAGGTCGTCCGCATCCCATTTTCTGGGTGCTGGATTTTCATGGGTGCGGCCAACGAGTCCGGGTATGGGATGGTTGGCACGGGCGGCAGGGGCATGTCGATAGATAGAGTTCACCGTATCACGTACAGGCACTACAACGGAGAAATCCCAAGTGGCATGTTTGTTTGCCACGCTTGTGACGTTCCATCTTGCTGCAATCCAGACCACCTTTTTCTTGGCACAAACCAAGACAACGTAGATGACATGGTGAAGAAGGGTCGCAACAGCAAGCCTCCACGAAACCCTCATGTTGTTGGGTCAGCGCACCCCGGATCAAAATTTACAGAGGCCGAGGTTCTTCACATAAGAGAACAAAACAAGATGGGCGTGAGCATGTACAGCATGGCCAAAAAGTACGGCGTGTCTCAATCAACCATGCAAAGAGTCGTGCGCGGAGCGAGGTACAAAAATGTCTGATCTTATTCTTCGAGAATATCAAAACAACGCAATTGAACTGCTTCGTCAGGGCTTTGCTGCGGGCCACAGGTCGCAGCTTCTGTATCTTGGCACGGGGGGTGGTAAAACTGAAATTGCAATTGCAATGCTTGAGGCCGCAAAGAAAAAAGGCAGCAAGGCGGCGATGATTTTGGATCGGGTGATCTTGTGCGATCAAACGAGTCAACGTCTTGAGAAGTACAAGATTGATCATGGCGTGTTGCAGTCTGGGCATTGGCGCTATAGGCCATACGAGAACATTCAGGTGTGCAGCGCCCAAACACTTGAGAAGCGCGGATCATTCCCGGGGCTCAACCTGTTGATCGTTGATGAGTGTCACGCCAAAAGAAGGCAGACGCTTGAGTTCATCAAAAACAATCCGCACATCAAAGTTGTGGGGTTGAGCGCATCGCCTTTCACAAAGGGCCTTGGTGAGACTTACACGCAGGTCGTCTCCCCAATAACAACTCGCCAGCTTGTTGATCAAGGCTCTCTTGTTCCTTTGCGCGTGTTCATCGCAAAAGAAATTGACATGACTGGGGCGAAAAAAGTTGCCGGAGAGTGGTCGGAAAAGGAGGCAACCAAGCGCGGGATGCAAATTACTGGCGATGTGGTTTCTGAGTGGATCAAAAAAACACACGAGATATTTGGCAAGCCAGAGAAGACCGTTGTATTTTGCTCTGGCGTCGAGCATGGGGCTGATCTTGCAAAGAAGTTTGGAGAGCAAGGCTACAACTTCATAAGCATCTCATACAAGGATGATGAAGACTTTAAGCGAGAGGTGATCGAAGACTTCGCAAAGCCCGACACGGACATCATTGGCCTGATTGCATGCGATGTTCTGACTAAGGGGTTCGACAATCCAAGCGTGAAAATTGCGGTCAGCGCACGGCCATTCAGCAAGTCATTTGCATCGCATGTACAGCAGATGGGTCGAGTCATGAGGACTTATCCAGACAAGCAATTCGGCGTTTGGCTTGATCACGCCGGAAATTACATCCGATTCCAAGAAGATTGGGACGAGGTTTTTGAGAACGGCGTGCATGAGCTGGATGACGCACGCGAGAAGACCAAGAAGGAAAAGACCGACAAGGAGAAGGAGGCGGCCAAGTGCCCCAAGTGCGGACACCTGTGGGCCGGCGGGTCGGATTCCTGCTTGCACTGCGGCTACACCCGCGAGAAGCGATCCATGGTGGAGTCGGTGCCCGGAGAAATGGAGGAGCTGAAACAAGCGGCCTCTCGGGAAAGCAAGCAAGACTGGTGGTCAATGTGCCAGTACATGGTCAAGTACCACGGATGGAGCCCCGGTAGAGCCGCCCACACCTACAAAGACAAGTATGGCGTCTGGCCCAAGGCGCTGGCGGAGACGCCGCAAACCCCAAGCATAGAGTTCAACAAGGCGGTCAAGGCTGCACTTATCCGTTACCTGAAAGGCAAGAGATGACTGACTTTGAAACATGGTGGTATTACGAAGGCAGCGCCCCACCCCTGCCCGGTGAGGACGGCGAGGAACACTGCAAGCGCATGTGCGAGATCGCATGGAGCAATGGTGCGTTCAAAGAGTGCGAACGTGCAGCCCTAAAGGTCGAAGAGCTCGGCATGATCGGCTACGGCACACTGGCAATTGCTGCCGCCATCCGCAAAGGGGATCAGGATGCACCTACTTGACTTCTGCCGCATCCACGGCGTTATCGTGGACAGGGAGCCACCTATCGGTGTGTGGAAGCGCTACCCGACGGAGGACAAGCCCACGCACCGCAACGGGGCCGTGAAGTTCATGGGCACGCACGCCTTTATTCAGAACCACGCGACCCAAACGGAGATAAGCGTCTGGCATGCCGAGGGTGACTCAGCCATCGACCCCAACAAGGCACGCAGGGCTGTCGAGGCGGCTGCGCGTGACATTCGCGAGAAGCAGCAAGAGGCCGCACGCAAGGCCGCATCCATCCTGAACCAGTGCCAGATCGGCTTTCACCCTTACCTTGAGAAGAAGGGATTCAAGGAGGAGCAGGGCAACGTGTGGAAGACTGATGACGGGCTGCTGCTTGTCATCCCCATGCGCGTAGGCCATCAGCTTGTCGGGTGCCAGATCATCAGGGAGGATGGCGAAAAGAAGTTCTTGAGTGGCCAGCGCACATCCAATGCGGCCTTCACGTTTGACAACAAAGGCGACCACATCCTTGTTGAGGGCTACGCCACAGCCTTGAGCGTTCGTGCAGCAATGAAGGCACTCAAGCGCAGGTACACGCTGCACGTCTGCTTTTCGGCGGGCAACTTAATCAAGGTCGCGGCCAACCTGCCTCGCGGCTATGTGATTGCCGACCATGACAAGCTCAATCCACACACCGGCACAAGGGCTGGCCATGAGGTCGTTAAGAAAGTGGGTTGGCCGTTCTTCATGCCCGAGCAAGAGGACATGGACTTCAACGACCTGCATCAATCAACCAGTCTGTTCAAGTGCTCGCAGGCGCTTGACAAAATGTTTCGCAAGGAAAAAGCATGACAATGAAAAAAACCGTAGCCATATTCGCTGAGCTACTCAAAGGCCCAGCCACTCGGTTCGATCTGGCCCAAAAGACAGGCTCAAACCTCAAGGCTGTTGGGCGCGTCCTCAACGAGATGAAGGCCCACAAAATGATCTACATCATCAGCTACACGGGCGAGAGTGATGGCCGCAACAGGCTCAAGGTTTACTCGATGGGCGAGGGAGAGGATGCGCGGCCAGTGCGTGTGAGAACGCAAGAGGAGAGAAGCCGCAAAAGCTACGTCAAAAGGAAGGAGATGGGGTACACCCCGAAAACCACATTTGCTGGTGGTGTGGGGTTGTGGCAGTGATCACTGGTAGTTGTCGCAGTGGGTAAGGGGCTGGACAGCTAGGCGCTCGGGGTGGGCGCGTGCTGCCAGCTCCAACTTCTGCATGATCTCGAAACCAATGTCTAGCACGTTTGGACCGTGGCCCACCCATTCCGCAAGGGCAGACACACGGCCATCGGGACCCTCAATCAAGTGAATGCTGAACGTGCTTTGTAAGTTCTTGGACAGATATGACACGGGTTTCCTTTAGGTCTAGATCATCATAGACCATGGCCATGTCAGTCACTTTTTGCAGGGCATCAAGACGGCTGGCGGCTTCGAGGTCAAGCTGAAAGCGCACGGCTCTGTCGATGGTTATGCGGTAGGTGGGCATGGCTCACTCCAGATACAGGAACACAGCCAAGAAGATGGCCAACAGTAAAAAGATCACGCGCTCGGCTTTGTCGCTGATCAGCTCGACGTTTTTGTTTTTCATGCCAACCTCCGCTCGACCAGCACTTCTGCTGCCAGTTTGCATTGATCAATCTCGCAGCCTGACCGGCTCTTTTCGAGCTCATGGATCAGTCTCGCAGCCTGTAGCAGGGACTCATGCGTGGTGACGCGAGTGCCCAAAACATAGGCTTGCGTCAGTGGGTTGTTTGCTTGTGGGAACATTTGGGTTTTGGGTTTGGTTTGGTTCTGGGAAAGCGGCGGGATCGGATCAGCCTCGCAGCCTGTAAAAAAAATGGGGCGTGCCCCAGTCTGGCGCCACTCCGGGCGGCTCCTCCTCTCCATCGGCTGCCAGCTCGCGGGCCCGGGCTCGGTCGGCTGGCTGTTCGGTGCTGGTCATCAGGTCGATGATGCGGGCTCTGGCCTTGGCTGCCTGCTCGGTGGTGGCTCGTGCCAGTGCTTGGCCTGCGGCTGTGTAGGCTTTCTCGGGGTAGATCATGCGCTGCGGGCCTCTTGCCTGCCTCGTTCGATTAGGTGGCGGGCCTCGGTCTGGTCGTGGGGCTTTTCGGCCTCCAATAGCGTGCGGATGGCCTGAGATGCTGCGGCCACTTGTCCGGGCGTGCGGGCTCGCTCGTATCGGTGCCCGGCTTCGATGTAGGCGTGCTCGGTCTGTTTCATTGGGTGCCCCCGTATGCTGTCCAATGGGTATAGGCTTTGGCCTCGGTGCCTTCGTGCTTGCATCGGGTGCAAAATGCGGTGGTGTATCCGCTGGGCTTGGCTGCCGTCCATTGGGCTGGCTTGCCGCATTCGTGGCCGCATGTGCCCGGCTCGGCGTTGGTGCATTTCAATTTATCGGGGTTTTCTGGGCTCATGGTGCTGGCTCCTGTAGTCGGGACAATTCCCGCGACAACCCTCCGCGAAGGGCTGGCGCTGGCGCTGTCAAACTGCGGCGATGGGGATAACCCGGCGGGCGAGTCGGTCGGCCTGCTTGGCCTTGGCTCCATGGGCTCGGAATCCGATAATCTGGCGGCGGTCGGCTCGCTGGCACAGTGCGCAAAGTGCGCATGTCATGTGTTCGGTGGTCTGTGCGGGGCAAACCAACACGGGGCGACCCTCGGGCGTGGTGCTGTGCTTTGGGGTGTCCATGGGCACAATAACGGCGACTGGGAGACCATGGGCGGCGAGTCGGTCGGCGTGGCCCACATCGTCGGCGCTGAGATTCACGGTAAACCCCCAAGCGGTGGCGGCTCTGGCCCACTTGATAGCGTCCGGGCTGTGCTTGTGTGTGTAGGTAAACCCGGCGCGGCCTCGGTTCGCTTTGACAATCTGGCCCAGTGCATAGGCGTCGATTGTCTCCCCGTCCCCGGGCAAGTCCCCGGCTACGTTGTGCCTCCACAGTTGACCCTTTGGTAAGCGGTTGATTGCTTTGATCAGTCCATCCAAGTCAGTCCCTCGGGCGGGTACTTTGTCCCAAGTCAATCGAGTGTAAAAATCTTCGGCATAACAGTCGGCGCGATAGTGTGCGCAGCTCGGGGGGCAGCTCTCGCGGCTGGTGTAGGTTTGGGGAATCGGTCCGGTTTTGCGGTTGCTGCTGGCTTGAATGAAATGGTATTTCATGCGGTGGGCTCCTGTGTGTCGTGTGAATATTGCAGCTCGTCGGCTGCCTTTTGGCGCTGCCATTGGGTCGCGGTCGGGTCTTTGAGAATGCGAAGGGCGAAGCTAATTGCTTCGTCCAGTGGCATGGGCTGGGGGTCGCCTTCGCTGTCCGGGTGTGGGAGTGCGGGGTTCATGGTGAAGTGCTGGCGGTTCATGCTGCGGCCTCGTATCGTTTGTAATTCCTGATTGGGCTGTCGTTGTTGGTGTGGTGTTCTTTGATCTCGTAGGGCTGGCCCTTGATCGCTTCAATGTAGGTGGAAAAATCGCAGTCTTCCTCCAAAAACGCGGTTTCACCCTTGCGGTATGAATACCCGCTGATTTTGTCGGCGATGCCCAGCGCGGCGAGTTCGGCCATTGGGATGGCTGCCCAGCCGTGTCCGGGGTCGGTGTAAAAAGTGATTGTTTTCATGCTGTCGGCTCCTTAGTGTGTCTGGCGTGCTTTTACGGTCATGCGGGTACTGGGCTCGCTCGTGCTGGTGTGGGCTGCGATAAGCTGGCGGCTCGGTTTGAGTTTGGCGGCTATGGTTTTCCAGTCGGTCAAGTTCTTGCCTGCGCATGCGGCGAAGCTAACCCGGTAGAGTTGGCCCTCGATGTCGGTTAACCCGGCGTTTTCCAATTCGGTGCGCAGGCGGTCGGCTTTGCGTTTCATGTCGGCCATGGTCGCGTGAAGCTGGCCCAGTTCGTCAACCTTGGCGGCGAGTGCTGCGGCTGCGGTCACTGCTGCGGGCTGTGCTGGCTCTCCGTGGTCGTTGTGGCGAAAGCCTGCGGGCATCAGGGCTGCGGCTGCGAGTGTTTGAAGGTCTTGGGTTTTCATGGTTTAGGCTCCTTGGGTTGTGTTGGGTGTCCATTGGCATCCGAAAACGGTGGGGTAATAGTTCCCCCCATCCGTGTAAATCTTGCCGGTGCTGCTGGCCTTGTGCGGGGCTTGGCCTCCGGTGACCCTGTATTGATCGCCTCGGAAATCTTCGAGAATTTCGCCCTTGGTTACTGGCTGGCCGTTGTGGGTAAGGGTGCAGGCTCTGCCCGCGTGGTCTGTGCTGGTTATCATGGTTTAGGCTCCAATGAGGGTTAAAAATGTTTCTCCGCGAAGGGCGCGGGCGTCTATGCGGGTATCTGCAAAGCCTCTGCGCTTGTAATGGGCGGCGGCGCGTTCGGCGTGTTCCTTGTTTTCGTATGCTTCAAGGCAGGCGCTGCCGCTGTCGGTGAAGAACACCAGATAGACAAAAGCGGCGGCGGGGGCAATGGGGAAATCGTTGGCCATGGTTTGGGCTCCAGTTATTGGCAAAGCATCCAGCATCGTGCGGCGGCTTCGCGTTCGCATTCGGTGTCGGTCTCGCATTGGTACGGGATAGCGTGATTGGCGGCGGCTGCTGCCATCACCAGTAGGGCGGCTGCGGTGATTGTTTTTAGTGTGGTCATGTGGTGGGCTCCTGTGGCGCCCGGCGCGGTGGCCGGGCTGGGTTGGTCAATATCCTTCGGCGAAGTCTTCAAGGCTTGTTACCAGTCCGTCAAAGTCTTCATCAGGGCCCAGCAAGTCGGCGAGCGTGTGGACAATTTCGCGGGGGTATTCCTCGCACAATGTCTCTAGATAGTCGGCGCGGTCGGTGTAACCGTTGTTTGTGTATGCGTTTTTCATGGTGTGGGCTCCTGTGGTGGTTTAAGCGTCTGCGTTCATTTCGTCGTAAAAGTCGGCGAGCGTTTCATATGGCACGCCTTCGGTGCTGGCTGCCTTGAAACAAGCGTCCGGGAATTCCCATTCATTGCGCATAAGGTGGCGCATTTGGTCATATGCGCGATGGAGGTCTATGTTTGTAAAGTGGTGCGTGTCTGCTTTGCGTGCCATGGTGTTTTGCTCCTGTGTGGTAGGTGCGTTGTGCTCCTGCCTGATGGTTATTATCGGGGCTTGGTGGCCGTGGTCAACCCCTTTTGATCGAGTATTTTTTTATGGCGTTTTGGGTTTCGATTGGTTTTCCCTATCAGCGAAGCGGTGCGGCTCTGGGGCTGTCATAGGGTGAGACAGCGCAGGCGCTGCGCTGCTGGTGGTGTTTGGTGCTGTCCGGCCTTGGCTCGTTTCGTTGGTGGTGCTGGCCTTGTCGGTTGCGCTGGGTTGACCGGGTGAAGGGTAGGCGCGGGCCTTGTTGATAGCGAAGCGTTTGCAGCTCTTGCGCTGTTCCCCTAGAATCGCACCCATGAAGACAACCAACAAACCAGCGAAGCTCTCACGCGCCCAGATAACCGAAGGGCTCAACACTGTCCCTGTCTCCCATATCCTTGGCAAGGGCGTTTCAAGGGAGTTGACCGGAGCACAGAAGACATTCGCCCTAGAAGTTGCCAAGGGTTCTACTGGTGCGGCTGCTTATCGCAAGGCCTACAACACCCGGGGAAAGAAGCTCACACAAGCAAATGAGGCCTCAAGGCTCAAGGCTCGCCCAGATATCACCGCTGAGATACAGGCTTACGGGCTGGCAATAGAGGCCGCGAAACATCGAAACCCTGCTGCCCTGCGCGAGTTGGTCATCCAATCGCTGGTCCAAGTCATCATCGACCCCGAGAGCAAACCCGGTCAAATCACTGCTGCGGCTAAGGTTCTAGGCACTGTCACTGAGGTGGCGGCCTTCACCCAGCGCAGTGAAGTGAAGACCATCACCAGTAGCGAAGATGCGCGCGCTGCGATCATGCTGCAACTGCGACAGCTCACCAATGCTCAGGCCGTGGATGTTGAGGCCATCGACGCGGACGCCGACTCGCTGATGGCTGAGCTCGCAAATCCAGCCCCGGACGCGACCCACCCGCCCCCGACCCCCCAAATTGACGAGCAGGAGTCCCCGCTGTACTTACATACTATTCCACACGAACAACCCCCTCTCGATCCCAAAAATTCCAGCCATGACACCCCACCCCCCTCATCCAGCGAGACCCCCCCGTCATCGTCTGAACATTGACCCCCGGGGGTATATTGCTTAAAAAATAGGCAGTCCTGCAAAAAACGTGATGACACAAATAGTTCTAATGGAAAATTACAGATGACTACAAAAACAACGCGGCAACCAATTCGTGGAGGTTGCGTAAAAAAAGTTATCCACAGGGACATGAAAATTAGGAAGACAGACCCGACGTATGAAGAGAGCATGGAGAGTGGTATGAGCCCAGCGCAGAAGGAAGTTTTTATGGTGATAGATGAGTGGTGGAAGAAGTATGGGTTCTCACCTACTCTGAGGGATATTGCTTATGTGAGGGGGAAGATGGGGATAGGATCGACGAAGAACATTGTGGACCGGCTTGTGAAGTTGGGGGTGATTAAGAAGATGGATGGGGTGGGTAGGACGATTCGTCCGGCGTATATTAATTTCAAGCACTTGAAGGAACTTGAGTGAGCGAAAAACCGCAGGATTTGGAGGCGTTGATAGCGCAGTTGCCGATTCATGAGCAGGAGAAGCTGATGGAGCAGGTGAATGACTATAAGGCTGCGATAGAGAGGGAGAAGTGTCAGGCGTCCTTCATGGCTTTTGTGAAGAAGATGTGGCCGGGGTTTATTCATGGCCGGCATCATGCGGTCGTGGCCAAAGCGTTCGAGGACATTGCCTCGGGAAAGTTAAAGCGCCTAGCAATTTCTATGCCTCCACGGCATACGAAGTCTGAGTTTGGTTCTTATATGTTGCCGGCTTGGTTCCTTGGGAAGTTTCCTGACAAGAAGGTGATGCAGGCGTCGAACACTGGCGAACTGGCCGTTGGCTTTGGCCGGAAGGTTCGTAACTTGGTGATGAGTGAGCAGTACCACGAGGTGTTTCCGAGCACGAACATTCGGCAGGACTCGAAGTCTGCTGGCCGCTGGGCCGTCAATGAGGTGGGTGAGTATTTTGCTATTGGTGTCGGGGGTACTATGACTGGCCGGGGAGCTGATCTGGTCATCATTGACGACCCCCATACTGAAGGGGAGGCGACACTGGCCGCGCATGACCCCTCTATATATGACAAGGCGTACGAGTGGTACACCTCTGGACCTCGGCAACGTCTTCAGCCTAACGGGGCGATCATCATTATTGCGACCCGCTGGAGCGAGAACGATCTCATTGGCCGAGTTTTAAAAGAGGCTGGCGAAAGAGGCAAGGATGATGAGTGGCGCGTCATTGAGTTCCCGGCCATCTTGCCATCGGGGAATCCTTTATGGCCTGAGTTCTGGTCGCTTGAGTTGCTTGAGGCGCTGAAGGAAGAATTGGCCCCAGCCAAGTGGAATGCGCAGTACCAGCAGCAGCCGACAGGTGAAGAGGGTGCTCTTATTAAGAGGGAGTGGTGGAACGTCTGGGAGAAGGATGACCCGCCGCGCTGTGAATTTATTATCCAAGCATGGGACACGGCGTTTACAAAGAACGAGCGGTCTGACTATTCGGCCTGTACAACTTGGGGTGTGTTCTTTTTGAACGAGGACCCGAGCAATCCGAACATCATCTTGCTGGACGCTTTCCAAAAACGGATGGAGTTCCCGGAGCTCAAGGAAAAAGCCCGGGAGCACTACCTTGAGTGGGAGCCGGACGACTGCATCATTGAAGCCAAAGCAGCGGGGGCTTCGTTGATTCAAGAGCTGAACCAGCAGTCTGACATGTTTGTCAGGGGGTACACCCCGAGCCGAGGGACGCGTCAACAGTCGAACGACAAAATTGCCCGGATGAACTCGGTGTCTCCGATCTTTCAAGGCGGGAAAGTCTGGGCTCCTGATACTCGTTGGGCCAGAGAGTTGATTGACCAGATGGCTTCTTTCCCTAACGCGGCCCACGATGACTTGGCTGACACGGCTGTTATGGCCATCACGAGGTTTCGACAAGGGGGCTTCTTGAGACTAGAATCTGACCAACAGGACGAGCCCGTGTCCTTCCGGCGAAAAGCCGCTTTCTATTAGGATTGAATATGGCAACAAGCATGATGGATAAGTCTTTGTACGCAGCCCCCTTGGGTCTGGATGAAACAGAGGAGCCGGGCGTAATTGAGATTGAAATTGAGGACCCCGAGGGTGTAAAAATTGGCATCGACGGCCTTGAGATTGACCTCATGCCGGAAGATGACATGGGTGAGGTTGCGTTTGACGACAACTTGGCCGAGCACATGGATGATGGAGAGCTAGAAAAAATTGGCTCTGACATCATGGGCATGATTGAGACCGATATTTCCAGCCGAAAAGACTGGACTGAAATGTACGTCAAGGGCCTCGAAGTCCTTGGCATGAAATACGAAGAGCGGACCGAGCCATGGAATGGCGCTTGCGGCGTTTTCTCTACGATCTTGACCGAAGCTGCTGTGCGTTTTCAGTCCGAGACCATCATTGAGACGTTCCCCGCTCAAGGACCTGTGAAAACCCAGATTATTGGTGCCATCGACCGGCTTAAAGAAGAAGCTGCCGAGCGCGTTAAAGCGGATATGAACTACCGTCTCACGGAAGAGATGCCAGAGTACCGCCCAGAACACGAGAGGATGCTGTTCAACTTGGGCCTCATTGGCTCGGCGTTCAAAAAGGTCTACTACGACCCAAGCTTAGGGCGCCAGACCTCGGTGTTTATCCCGGCTGAAGACGTGATCATCCCTTATGGCTCGTCTGGTGCTCGTACGGCTGAGCGTGTTACGCACGTCATGCGCAAAACAGAGAACGATGTAAAGAAATTGCAGGTCGCAGGCTTCTACCGAGAGGTTGAGCTGGGTGAGCCGGTTCAAACACACACCGATGTGGAGAAAAAGAAGGCCGATGAGCAGGGTTACAGCCTCTCGGATGACGACCGCTACCAGTTCTGCGAGATTCAAATCGACTATGACCTGCCCGGCTTTGAAGATGATGATGGAATTGCACTGCCTTATATCGTCACGATTGACAAAGGCACCGGCAAGGTTCTCTCCATCTACAGAAACTACAAAGAGGACGATCCGCTCAAGCTCAAGCGCGATCACTTTGTTCAGTACGACTACGTGCCCGGCTTTGGCGCTTACGGCTTTGGTTATATCCACTTGATTGGTGGTTACGCCCGCGCCGGAACCTCGTTGATCCGCCAGTTGATTGACGCTGGTACGTTGTCCAACTTGCCCGGCGGCTTGAAGTCTCGCGGCCTGCGGATTAAGGGAGACGACACCCCAATTTCTCCGGGCGAGTTCCGTGATGTTGATGTTCCGAGCGGCACGGTGCGCGACAACATCATGACCCTGCCATATAAAGAGCCGAGCCAAGTTTTGGCGGCCCTTTTAGACCGCATCACAGAAGAAGGTCGCCGACTGGGCTCTATTGCTGACATGAAGATCAGCGATATGGGTGCCAACGCTCCAGTGGGTACAACACTGGCTTTGCTGGAGCGCCAGCTCAAGACCATGAGCGCGGTGCAGGCTCGCGTTCACTACTCAATGAAGCAAGAGTTCAAGCTCTTGAAGTCGATCATTCGCGACTACGCGCCGGCTGAGTACGAGTACGACCCGCAATATGGCGACAAGCGTGCCAAACAAGCCGACTACGACATGGTGGAAGTGATTCCGGTCAGCGATCCAAACAGCTCAACAATGGCTCAGCGGATCATGCAGTACCAAGCTGTGATTCAGTTGGCCCAAGGCGCTCCGCAGATTTATGACTTGCCACAGTTGCACCGCCAGATGATCGAGGTGCTGGGTATTCGAAACGCCGACAAGCTCGTGCCGGTGACTGAGGACCAGAAGCCTCGCGACCCCATCAGCGAGAACATGTCTTTGCTGCGTGGCACGCCGGTCAAGGCGTTTATCTACCAAGATCAAGAGGCACACATCGCAGCGCACACTTCATTCTTGCAAGACCCAATGATTGCTCAGCAGATGGGCCAAAACCCAATGGCCCAGCAGATGGTTGCAGCAGCTCAAGCCCACATCGCAGAACACTTGGCCTTTTTGTACCGCAGAAAAATCGAAGAGCAAATGGGTGTTCCGTTGCCAGCTCCGGACGAGCCACTGCCAGAAGAGATTGAAGTCCAGCTTTCGCAGTTGGTGGCCCAAGCGTCCGCTCAGCTTATGCAGAAAAACGTGCAGCAGGCCCAGCAAGCGCAGGCTCAACAACAGATGCAAGACCCGATCATGCAGATGCAGCAAGCTGAGCTGGCCATCAAGAAGCAGGACTCAGACACCAAGCAGCTCAAGGTCAAGGGCGACTTGCAGATCAAGACAGAAGAACTCGGTCTCAAGGCCCGCGAGTCAGCAGCCAAGACTGGCGAAGACCCGCAGATGGCGGCCATGAGGTTGCAGCAAGAAATTATGCAAGCTCAAGAACTTCATGGTTTGGAGATGGCTGCAAAGCAGGCAGAACTTCAACAAGCTCAGGCCCAGCAACAGCAGGCCATGATGCAGCAGCAACAGCAGTTCACTCAAAAGATGGCCCAAGGAGGCCAAGTGCATGCGCAAAAAATGATGCAAGGTCAACAACCAACCAACAAGAGGTCTGAATGAGCGATTCAACACTTGAGCTGGCTTTCAAAAAAATTGAGGAAGAGCGAAAAGCCATCGTTGAGAATTTGGCGGACGGCGTAGCTAAAGACTATGCTGAATACCAAAACCTGTGCGGCGTTATCCGAGGTCTGTTGACCGCACAGCGCGAAATAAACGACCTTCTGCGTAAACTGAAAGACGATGACGATGAATGACTTTAATGTTCAGGCGGTTGA